GCCCGCGTGCTGCCACCCTCCGCACTCCAGAATGTCATTTACCAGGCTTTCGGCGGTGCTGCCGGAGTGGAGCCCGACGGCAGGATTCTGCCGTTCCGTCCCGGCATTGCCCGCGTCCATGTCATACCCACCGGCGGCACGCGCTTCTATAAGACCGTAACTGTGCAGGTGGTCGCCCCGGCTCTCCGGCTTGCCGCGCCGGGCGTCCTCCGCCTCGACAGTGCCGGCAATATCCGTTTAACTTAACATCTCCGTATAATGGCCAATATAATCACAAGCATTCGCGACTGGTTCGACCGCCCCACGCGCGCCGAAGTCATGACCCTGGCGCGAATGGCTTCCAGCAAACAGGGTCTCAAGATAACCGCGCAGCTGCTCCAGCAGACCGACACACTCACTAAAAAGGACATTAACGACTGGCGCAACGCCCACCAGGTCGCACTCGACTACGAAAACCCAAACCGCCAGCGGCTTTATGACATTTACGCCGACTGTGAGCTCGACGCCCACCTCTCCGGCTGTATCGCCCAGCGCAAGGGCAAAGTGCTGCAAAAGGATTTCCGCCTCGTCGACAGCAACGGCAAGGAAGATGTCGCCGCCACGGAACTGCTGCAACAGGAATGGTTCGCCGATTTCCTGGGCTATGTGCTGGACTCCGCATACTGGGGGCACTCGCTCATACAGCTGGGCGATGTCATTCGCGGCGACGGCGTCATGCGTTACGACTGTGTGGAACTGGTGCCGCGTAAACATGTGATCCCGGAATATGGCCGCGTGGTCATTAACCCCGGCGACGACTGGCGCAGCGGCATTCCGTACCGCGAGGGCGATTTTGCCAACTGGTGCGTGGAAGTGGGTAAGCCCCGCAACCTCGGCCTCCTGCTCAAATGTGCCTGCTCTTACATCAGCAAAAAGAATATGCTCACGTTCTGGGATATGTTCGGGGAGATATTCGGCCAGCCTATGCGCATAGCCACTACCAACAGCCCGGACGAAAGCGAGCGTGCCCGCGTGGAGCACGCGCTCGAAAACATGGGCGCGGCGTTCTGGGGTCTGTTCCCTGAGGGCACCAACATTGAGATCAAGGAAAGCAGCCGCGGCGATGCTTACAACGTGTTCGACCGCCGCATTGACCGCTGTAACTCGGAAATGTCAAAGGCCATTCTTAACCAGACCATGACCATTGACTCCGGGTCCTCGCTCTCTCAGTCCGAGGTGCATCTTGAAATTTTTGAGCGTACCACCGAAGCCGACGCCACTATGGCCGGCTATACTGTAAACGGCCGGCTGCTCCCGCTCATGGCCGCCCACGGCTTCCCGGTCAAGGGCAAACGCTTTGTCTGGAACAATGCCGCCAGCTACACCCCGGCCGAACAGCGAGAGATTGAACGCCTGCTCCTGGAGTATTACGAAATTCCCGCCGACTATTTCACCGACAAATACGGCGTGGCCATTGACAAGCCCCGCGAAAGCAAGACTCAGCCCGACCGTTTTTTCGACTGAGCCCCGCCTTGCAGCTGGCTGACACGGCGGGGCGGCTCCGGCGCTCATATCTCGCGTTTAACGCCGCTTTGGGGTCGTTGTATGAAAATGACTTGCTGGAGCTCGCGGACGCGACAGACAAGCCCAATTTTGACGACACGGCCTTTTTTGACGCTGCCGGCATGGTTTACAACGCCGGCGGCTTCGATGCCTCGCAGCTCACAACTCCCGAAGCGCGCCGCCTCATTGCCGAAACAGTGAAGCAGCTTAAAACGGCTATTGCCTCCGGCGTTCCCCATGAGGTCCCCGAAGTGGTGCGCTACGCCCTCGAAAATAACGCTTTTATTTTCTCCGGGTTCAAGGCTTACCACACTCTGCGCGAGGTGGGGCTGTCCCTCCTGACCGACAAGGGCGATATTAAACCCTTTGAAACGTTCCGCAAAGATGTTGAAACGGTAAACAACCGATATAATCACAATTACCTCTATGCGGAGTATAACCACGCCGTAGGCGCCTCCCTCATGGCTTCGCGCTGGCAGCAGATTGAAAAAGACGGCGACCGTTACGACCTGCAATATCGCACCGCCCAGGACGACCGCGTGCGTGAGGATCACGCCATTCTGCACGGCACCACGCTGCCGCCCTCCGACCCGTTCTGGTCGCTCTATCTGCCGCCCAACGGCTGGAACTGCCGATGCACCGCCGTACAGGTCCACAAGGGCAAATATCCCCAGAGCGACCCGACCCTCTCCATGCTCCGGGGCAACAACTGCACCGAAGCCGCCAAACAGCAGATTTTCCGTTTCAATCCCGGCAAGGACCTGCAACTGTTCCCACCCAAACACCCGTATTTCAAAGCACCCGAAGCGGCTAAACAGGCAATAGAGCAAATGAGTGAGGAACAGCAGCGCGACAAGCGCATCGCTGAAATTATCGCGGAACTGCCCGACACTCTGACCGAAGCGGAAAAAAAGCCCGTTGCGGAGCACTGTCTGGAAATAGAAAAAGCCCTCGGCATTACAAAGGGCAAGCCTATGAGCGTGGACGACGCCGACAAGCAGCACGCTAACCCCAATTATGGCAAGGAGCGCGGCTATGGTATAAACTGCCAGACCTGTTCGCCCGCCTATGCGCTGCGCCTCATGGGCTTTAACGTAACGGCGAAGTCGAACACTCCAGGCACAAAACTGGATTACCTGAGCCGGGGCAACCAGCTGTGGGAACAGTGGCAAAATCTCGACGGAACGCCGGCGAAGCATACCAGCATCAACGACTGGATGGCCGGTAAAAAATACAAACTTATGACACAAAAAAGGTATGTGGAGTTTTTCAATGAGATTTGCAAGGATCCCGGCGTTTATATGCTCTCTATCGGCTGGAAAGGGGGCGGCGGTCATGCCACCATTTTACAACGTTTTGCCGACGGCACTCTGCGCTATATTGAGCCGCAGCATGACAACTCCAAAGGGTCCGGGCGTGAAAGCCACGATTTGGACTGGCTCGGTAAAAACGGCGCGGCAACCATGCACGGCTGCCGCGGTATAATGCGAGTGGATAACAAACTATTTAATGTCGCTTTCGCTGAGATTTTCGACAAATGACCCGATTATTTCAAGGGCTTCAAATTCGCCCACCTCCCGGAGTTTGTCGCCTTTCACCAGGTACACCGGGGGAAAGCCAGCGGTTACATCATCAGGAAAACGGTAATAAAAAGCCTCCGCACCCTGGTACTGCCCGAGGTGCTCTATGTGGTCGCCGTACATATCAACAAGATACTGCGCCGCCTGTCTGACTTTTGCCGGTATTTCCATATTGCCGCAAATTTACAACATTTTTCTGATATAACAATAATTAAACACCAATTTAATGCTCGACCCCAGCAAGTTAAAAGCCGACATTCTCGAAGATATGCGCGTGGACCTCTCCGACGAGTTCGACCGCAACTTTGAACGTAAGGGCTTTTTCTCCGACAAGTGGAAGCCCCGCGCCCACAATTACCCCCGTGGCTCGCTGCTCATGGTCAGCAGCGCCATGCGCCGCTCCGCCCAGGGGCAGGTGTCGGGCGACGGTGTGCGCTTCTCATCGGCTCTGCCTTACACAACCCTCCACAATGAGGGCGGCAAAATAACCGTTACCGCCAAAATGAAACGCTTCTTTTGGTACAAGTACAAACAAACCAAAGACGAAGCGTGGAAGCGCATGGCTCTTATGAAAACCGGCAAGATCATAACTATGCCGCAGCGCCAGTTCATCGGCGACGGTCCCGACACGCAGCGCATCATCCGCGAAGCCATAGACCGCAACCTCCAAAAGTTCAATTTATCACTTACCGAATTTTTACGAAAATGAGAAAACAGATTTTTAAGGCTATCGCCGACGCCGTGGCTGCCGTTCCCGGCGTGGCTTTCGTTGACCTCTGGAACAATCAGGTCCAGACCCTCAACGGCGGCAAGGCTTTCGCGCTCCCCGCCGTGTTCGTTGAGTTTGAGGCGGTCGAATGGAAGCAGCAGAACATGGGCGCGCGCCGGGGTTCTCTTGCCGTCCGCCTCCATGTCGTTACCCGTGCCGTGCCGACACACGGGCACAAGGACCCGCGCATAAATGAAGCCCTGGCGGTGTTCGACCTGCTCGACGCCATTAACGCCGCTATGCAGGGATTACGCGGCGAGAATTTCTCCGGCTTCATGCTCACAACATCGGCAACCAACCACGATCACGCGGAAATTGTCGAAAATGTGGAGCGATATGTCTGCGGCGTGCAGGACTTAACCGCAAGGCGCCCCGTCAGGGCTGTTTCGGGACTCTCTGTCGCGATTTCTAAGGCTGACTAATACAACAACACCCCCGGCGGCTCTTGCGTCCGTCAGGGGCGTTTTTTTACAGTTCATCAAATAACGATGGTTGCGTGTCTTGGCGGCTTTCCGTGTCCGGGGGCAGACCCAGCATGTTCAGATAGGTGCGGTAGCAGATACCAAACTCAGGCTCTATCCAGTGCCGCCATACGGCTTTGTAACATTTGGCCTGGTTCCCGGCCTCATAGTGCAACGCCGTGAGCGCTTTTACTTTTTCTGCCCGCGCCAATGTGCTTTTGTGCCT